ATGGGGTCTGTTCCCAACGACCACGGTTGGCACTACAGACCAGCACATGGGCTTCTTCCAGATCACCATTCCGCCAGGTGCTGCGGCCGTCACCTTGACCGCACAAGGTGCTCGCTCTAACGGAACGGCTACCGCTCAGGTGAACTATCCCACCATCCACGTTGCGCCCGACCGATACACCCTGTAAGGCGTATAATGCAACCAGGAGAAAGGAGGACCAAATATGCATGCTGACACCGTGCCGTGTCTGGTCGAGCTGGCCGAGGAATTCGACATCGTCGGTCCGAAACGGGATCACGCTTCGGATGGTTCCATAGGAGACCAGGCGCATCAGGATCGGTCGAGCAATCACAATCGAGACGACGTGTCCGGCAGTAACACGCCGCAGACCGACTCGGACAATCGGCCGGATATCCGAGCAATCGACGTGGACGACTCGGGACCGTTCCTCAACGGGTTCACGATGCAGAAGGGCGTCGACTTCATCGTTTCCCGATGCAAGTCCGGCGTCGAAAACCGACTGGTAGAGGTCATCTACAACCGTCGGTGCGCTTATGCGTCCAGCGGATGGGTGTGGAAGGACTACACCGGCAGCAACGCGCACACCGAGCACGCGCACTTCGGTGCGAAGGCCGACAGCGGAAAACTGGAAAACGACCGGCGCCCGTGGGGGATCGCCGAGAAGTGGGGAGACGGAATGAGCATGACTCCGGAGGAACTGCGGGCGAACGTCCTTCAGGTTCTGCAGAGCGACGAGGGCAAGAAGGCACTCGGGCTCGGCACCGACAACGGCATGGAAGCGCAGAAGCCCGGTGGCGCGGCCGACTCGTACGCCACGATGCTCAAGCACTCGGACACCAACTCCGAGGCCGCCCTCGCGGAGCTGGAGGACGTCAAGCGCGAGCAGACCGTGCAGGCCGGGAAGCTCGACCAGATCCTGGCGCTGCTCAACCCTCCGCCCGCGTAAGGGTTCTGCGGCAAGGGAGCGGGGGTGGGTGACCACCTCCGCTTTTTCATAACATGATTCGGAAGGGTTGGGAATGGGTGGACAAGGCGCAACGGAGAGTCATCCTGTTCAGGGACATCTCCTGCATCGTGGGCGGGCTGGTGATGCTATATCAACAAACGTTCGTGGCGGTAGAAGCGAGCGTGGTGCTAGTTCCGGCCGCAGTCAGCCTGATCCTGGCCCCAACCGCTCAAGCTCTATTGGCGCAGCGCAACAGCGCTGGCCCGAGTACAACCGAGCAGTCCTCATCGCAAGTGCAGCCACCGGAGCCGCAGCCCTCGTCGCCATCGCAGTGAAGGCGGTGACAGGGCATTGACCGAGGAAGAGAAGCAAAGTCGTTCGCTGGTAAAGAGTGCGATAATGATGTTGGCTGCGTTCATCCTGGTAACCAGCTTCAACATCCTGTACACCAACCGGGTCAACCGGGACAGCGACAGGTTGTGGTGTGACTTGATGGTCAGCCTGGACGACCGATACCAGGTCTTGGAAACCACGGACCCGGACGCCTTGCGGTTCAAGGGCCAAGTCAGAGTTCTACGCCAGAGGCTGCACTGCCCGCCAGCCAAACCGATATCATCATCTGGAGGAAACAAATGACCGAAGTAGGCTCCCTCCCCCGCCTCTCCTTCTGGCAGACCTACGGCAAGAGCCTCGTCGCGGCGATATTCGCGGTGTACACAGTGGTCGTGCCGCTGTGGACCGGGGACCACCACATCGATCCTTCCGAGGGGATCATCATCGCCCTGGCGATCGGCAACAACGTCCTCGTGTACATCGTGCCGCTCACCGCTAGATTCGGTGGAGTCAAGAGCGTGGTCAGCGCCGTGATGGCGGCCCTGGTCGTGGCGCAGACGCAGATCGCCGGAGGGCTGGACGGTAACGACATCCTGCTCATCGTGGGAGCCCTCCTGGCCACCCTCGGCGTGGTGGTGGCCCCGGCATTCAGCCCGAAGCAGCGTGTGAAGGTGTCGGCCGGTTCCGACGTGGGCATACCGGTCTAGCCTGGTATGCTGGGAGCAGGCTTGCGGGACTTCTCCCCCGTTGGCTCGGGTTTTAGCCGCCCTCCTGCTCCGAACCGTAAGAGACCCGTTGGGAATTTCTCAGCGGGTCTCTTGCGATGTGAGACGGACGCTGATACTGTGATCTCATCAGCAAGGAGCACTCAGCCGGGAGGCGCAATGCCCGCTCAGAAAACCATCCAGGTAGACCCGGGTAACCCCACCGAAATCACCAACCTGTTCTCGCTCGGTTACGACCTGGCGCAGGATGGATGGGGTGTCACCATCGTGGCCAACGAACGGAACGCGTTCTTGAACACCAACGCCCCCATGAACATCATCAACTTCCACACCAGCAAGGTGTCGGCCTGAGCCCACGGTTGGGGAGCGAACCAGCGTCGTTCCCTTTCCCGGTTCCTCAGTCCAGCAAACCCACTAGCTCGGGAGAGCCAATGACCTGCAAGACCAAGCCCCGTATGACGGCTGCACAGCGCAAGGCGCATCACCTGCGGGTAACGGCGGGGAGCACCTTCTACGTCGCCGCGCTGGTTACCGTGTCGGCGAACATGTACGCCAGCCAGCACACTCCGGTCGGCCTCATCATCGGCGTGTGGACACCGCTGGCCTTCTTCCTCAGCCTCGAGCTGATGGAGCGTATGCCCCGCAAGGGCGCCAGCGCTAAGATCCGCATGATCTGTATCGGCATCCTGGCCCTCATCGCCGGGTGGGAGAGCTACTGGCACCTCGTGCACGTGCTGACCGAGGGCGGAGCTGGGCAGGTCGGCCGCTACGCGATGCCGCTGACGGTGGACATCCTGATGGTCATAAGCCGTATGGCGATGAACCAGCGCGCGGCCTCCACCACCCCTTCCGTCCGCAGGACCGCCGCGAAGGCGGCGACCACCACTCGCAAGCTCAAGGCTATCTGAGCGAACATCCCTGGTGGGAGGCCTCTTCCTGAGGTCTCTTGCCAAGGACCTTCGATCCGTGATAGTGTATTCACATCAGCAAGGCAACGCACCAACTACCCGGGAGGGTTATCATGTCGCAGCCCGAAGCGCAGGTCCAGGAGTACGTCGGGAAGCACCGTGCGCCCATGACGCAGGAGGAGTTTTACGCGGACATGGACATTTGGGAGACCGAGTTTGACGACCCGAACGAGGCGCAGGAAAACTGAGCGTAGCTGATGGGAACGGTCTCGCACCGTTCCTTGTCAAGGTCGCTCAGACCGTGTTAGTGTTCTTTCATCAGCAAGTCAACTTCCCGGGAGGGTTACCATGAACATCGTCATCAACGCCACCGCTGCCACCACCGAGTCCGTTGAGGCCCCCGAGGTCAAGTGGGTTTCGAAGGGTGGTTCCACCGTGGTTTCGGAGAACGGCCGGTTCTCGCTTCGCAAGAACACTAAGGGTGTGTGGCGCCGGTTCGATGGCGGTATCCTGATCTCCGAGCACGACACCAAGGAAGCCGCGAAGGCCGCCGCTGAGGCGCAGGTGGCTTTCGAGGTACAGGCTCCGGCCGACCTGAAGGCCGCCCTGGTGGCTGGCGAGGCGAAGGTGTACAACGTCCGCGAGGATGGCAGCTTGCGGCGTCGGCACTTCCTGACCGGCAAGGCCCTGACCTCGGCCCGCAAGGTGCAGGCCATGCGTGAGGCGGGCAACGGTATGGCGGTCATCGCCGGGGAGCTGCACGTGAGCGTTTCCCAGGTCCGCCGCATCCTCATCGACCTGGCCCTCACCGAGGAGCTGGAGGCGGCCGATCAGGCCGAGCTGGAGGCCATGCTTACCGGCGCTAGCGAGTAAGCTGCAAGTACCCGTGAGGGCCGGTGGCAGCATCGGCGGGGTGTATCCCGGCACCGGCCCTCACGTAAGCCCCGTAACTCAGTGGTAGAGGAAATTGTGTCGGTGGGTTCGATTCCCACCCGGGGCACGCAGGAAGGGAGGACCGATGAGCGACATCGGCAAGGTTAGCCCGCACGACCTGTTCGTGGGGTTGATCGGGAAGGCCATCAGCACTGGCAAGCGCGTGACCGTCAAGGAGACAGCCCGCAACAACACGTTCTTTGCGGGGCGCATCAGCGCCTTCATCTACTCCGCCGCCATGCTGGCCGACCAGATGTACGGATGCAATTTCGACGATGTCAAGCACCGTATCCGCCGGGAAGTGGAGGACGTGCACCTGCACTGGAGCGACGAAGAGCTGCGGGACGCGGGGTACGTGGGGAACCAGGCCACCATCATCGCAGATCGGGTGTTGGTGTAGGTACGAAAAATTAGGGCCGGGGCCGGGACTGCCAAAGGGCGTTCCGGCTTCGCCGTGTGGTAGAGTTCGAACAACAACTACCCGGGAGGGCAACATGGTCGGCAACGCAAAGGGCAGCATGGTCAGTACGGAAGACCTCGAGGCTGGCATGATGGTCAGCATGGATCACCAGTGGTATGAGGTCGGCAGCGTGAACGTCGTTACCAACGGCATGACCGTGGTGGAGCTGTTCGGGGACGAAGGCGTGCATGATGTGGCCATCGAGGTGGCTCAGGGTGACGTCGGTGAGCCCATCTGGGAGCGCGGCTGAGTTTTTCGGGGTGCTCCTAGCGGGGCACCCCAACTCATGTGGTAGTGTTCTAATATCAGCAAGCCACTACCCGGGAGGGCAATCATGGCCACCAAGTGCAACGTGTGCAATATCCGCAACGCCAAGACTGGCAGTAAGGGCAGTGAGACCAGCCCGCACAACGACATGTGTAACTACTGCTGGGAAGAGGGCGGGTACGAGAACTCCCACAGTGACAACAACCACGAAGGCATCGCGGCCGGGACGTTCACGCTGGCTAACACCACCTTCAAAACGCAGGAGGATCTGGACAAGTACCTGGCCGACCAGCTTGAGATCATGCAGGGCTGCTGGATCTGCCACCCCGAGCTGAACCTCGCCAAGCTGCCCGCGAAGGCCAGCACCGGCGGCCCGAAGAAGCAGGGCGTTCGGCGCCCGCAGCTCAACCACAAGGGGCACGGCCACCCGCAGACTCCGGCCGCGCGTAAGGCGTGCAAGGAGGCCTTCTGGCTGCACATGGACGCCAACTTCATCAAGGAGCCGACGGCCGAGCAGTTCTCCACCTGGAACCACTCGTGCGACGGCTTCGGCAAGGCGCTCCCGGTCCCGGCTCCCACCAAGGTCACCCCGATGACCGTGGTGCCGCGCGGCCCGAAGGGCGGCGTCATTAACCAACTCAAGAAGGGCAACCCGGCGAGCAAATGAGAAAAGGAGGGCGGGGTCCTACCGGATCTCGTCCTCCTCCTGCTATGGTTCTCATATGACAACACGCCAGCTCGTAGCCGCCATCGCCGCCTTCCTCCTCGCCGGTGCCGTCATCACTCACCTGGTCTACGGCAGCATCTGGGCCACCCCGATCTTCCACTGAGCAAGGCAACCAGCTCAAGGCCAGCAAGCCGAAGGCGTGAGAAATGAGCCGGGGTCCTTGTAGCCCCGGCATTCCCGGAGGTAGAGTGCTTTCATGAACATTCCCCACTTTGACCACACGCACCCCTCCGACTACGACGTGCGCTCCTGCACGTTGGTCACTCCCAAGACCGCGAAGCGGCTACGTACGTTGCGCCGGGCTGCGGCCAAAGCCGGGAACCAGGTCGAGGTAGACCGCATCGAGGCTTGTCTTGGCAGACTCGCTGGCATGTGATAGTGTTCTCATATCAGCAAGGCACGTCCACTCAGCCGGGAGGCTATCATGTACAGCACCATCGCTCAGGACCGCACCGCTCGCGCCTACAGCGAGAACCAGGCCAACCTGATCAAGACCCTGTGCGCTGAGCGCGCCGTGACCTCCACTCAGTTGATCGCCAAGTTCCCCGCACGTCCGAGCACCTTCGCCGAGGCCAGCAAGGTCATCGACTGGCTGAAGGGCCTGCCGAAGCCCGCTGCCACCACCCCCGCCGCTCCCGCGCAGGGCGGGCCGCAGGCGCCGGTTGATCTGGCTACCTACCGGCAGACCCCGGGTAAGAAGGCCAAGGCCATCCGCTACGCGCTGCGGGAGGGGGATGGCACCGTCAAGTTCTACCGGGTCCGGCCGGGTTACAAGCCGGGGTTTTTCTTCGTAGACGTGCAGGCCAGTGACGAGTTCCACTCCATCAGGAACTACGGTGCCAAGACCGCCATTCTGGCGCGCATCGCCAACGACCCGGACGCAGCCCTCGCGCTGTACGGCCAGGAGCTCGGTTCTTGCGGGCACTGTGGTCGTAAGCTCACCAGCGAGTATCGCAAGCTGGGGATCGGCCCGGTGTGCATCAATAAGTAATCTGGAGGCCCCGGGGCAACCCGGGGCACCACCAAGCACGGTACGATAGGTTCGCGGGGCCGCATTCGGATAGCGGGCACCTGAGTTGGGTTCGATTCCCGTCCCCCGCACGTAAGTTCAACCACTACCCGGGAGGGTCGCATGACCAGCACCGAAATCACCGCCACCAAGAGCATGCTCGCCAAGGTTCGTTCATTGCTCGATCTGGCGGAGCATGAGGGGACACCGGCCGCCGAAGCTGAATTGGCCCGGTCGCGCGCCGACGCCATCATGGCCAAATACCGCATCGACATCGATCAGCTCCTCGGCGCCAAGACATTGGCCGAAGGCGTGCTGGCTCCCAGTCCGGTTCCCTACGACACGGAGGTGTGCCGACAGGGCCAGTTCAGTAGGTTCTACTCGTACATGTGGCACGCGGTTGTTACCCACGTCGGGGTCCGTAGCCGCACGAGCTGGAAGTACAAGGACAGCGACTACGTGTGGACGGCGCAGGGCGTGGGGTTCGAAGCCGACGTGCAGTACGCGGAGATGCTCTACACCGCAGCCCGCATGGCGTTCGGTGCCAAACTCGAGCCGAAGGTTGACCCGACGCAGAGCGACCAGGTGAACGTGTACCGGTTGCGTAGTGCAGGCATCGAACGGGTGCGCATCGCCGACATCATGTGGGGCAACACCGACAAGGTGTTCCTCGGTCGTGTCGGTCGTATGTACAAGGCCGAGTGCGCCAACCGGGGCGAGGAGGCCGCATTGAGCGGTCGTGGGGTCACCGGTGCTGCGTACCGGGAGGCGTATGCCGAGGAGTTCGCTCGCACCTTCGCCCGTCGGCTGGTGGCTGCGCGGAGCGGCGGGAACGGGGTGGCGCTGGGCAATCGCGAGCACACCCTCAACGAGGCGTTCTACGCTCGGTTCCCGGACATGCGGCCGAAGGCAGCGGTGGAGGGCGACGAGTGGGTCGACCCCCGCAGCCTGTGTGAGAAGTGCAAGAAGGCCAAGAACGGCGCGTGCCGCGAGCACCCGTGGGGAAGTTCGCGGGGGCCGAAGGGTCGCGACCCGTTCAGCGCGGCGGCGGAGCGGGGTCGGGCCAGCGGTAGCGCGGCGGCCCGTACGGTCGACATCGGGCGCAGTTCGGGCACGGGGCGTATCGGAGGTACCAACTGATGTATGCAGGCAGTCAGGAGGCTCGGCGGTACGCGCTGGGCCTCCTGCTGGCCGGTATGAGCCCCGAGCAGGCCGAAGGCCACCTCGCGGGTAGGCTGGTACAGCGGGAGGCGCCTAGCGCCCTTACAGACCCGAACAACGACCCCGTCTTCAAGGAGGTGGACCCCATGGCACAGCCCACGCAGCGCGGCCCGGTTGACATCAAAGGTGTCACGACACGCACTAGCGAGACATGGGATCGCAGGTGCGAAGCCTGCAAGCAGGGCGTTCGTCGTGGATCCCCTTACGAGCGGGTGGCCAGGGACGCGTACACGTTCGAGAGCTACCACCCAGAGTGCTTCGTGGAGGAGTTCGGCGAGCGGAGGCTGTACGGTGCCTAACTGGCTGGCAGACCCGGTGGCGTGTGCCGTCCGGCTGAAGAATAAGAGCGGGTGCAAGATCTTGAGCGGAAGGACAGAAGTGTTGAGCAGGAGCACGCGGGTGTACCGGGAGGTTGACGGTACCGACACCATCTGGCGCGCAGGCAACATCAGCGTGGAGCGGGAAGGGCCGGACGCCCGGCACGACCCTAAGACCCCGGCGAACCTGTTCCTGGTCATTGCCACCGGCCCGGACACGAACGAAGCCACCCCCGCCCTCCTTCCCGCAGAAGCCATCCTGGCCAGTGACGTGCTGCGTGCTGCGGCAGTGGACTCGGGTGGGAGTGCCTGCGGCGGGGAAACCATTCTCGAGTTGATGTGGAAGGAGCTAATGGTCGTGGTCGACAGGCTCATGACCGGCCAGGAGGCCGAGGACGAGCGGGACCCCGGCCGCGCCGAGGGGTTGGCGTACGCTATCGCCATCATGCAGAATCCGTACCACGTGAACTGGGAGGCCGTGCGCGACCAGGCCGTGGGTAAGTGGGAGGAGGAGAACCCGGAATGAAGGTTCGATGCGGGAAGTGTGCCAACGACGTTGAGGTTGCCGGGACTACTCTTAGGCAGCATCGACGAACTAAGGGCGGTAAGTGGTGTCTCGGTGGTGGTACTCTCGCCACTGCGCATGTCCCCTTCGTAAGCGACCAAGAGCACGGCACGCGGTTTCCTCGGGTGCCCTCCCGCGTGCAGGCTAGGGATGAGCCCTGTGCCGATCCTGCTCGGTGTGACATCCATGGGAACACACCTGGCAACATGCACGAGCCGAAGCCGTACACCGGGGAACTGGACTGGCAAGACCTCGTACACCCGTTCGCCGATTGATAGATTGACCATAGGCAACCACTACCCGGGAGGGTCGCATGACCACACGGCAGGAACGGCTAGCAGCCCGCAAGGCGCGCATCGCCAGGCAGGCGGACACCATCATCGAGGAGGCCACCGAGCGCGTGGTGGCAGCACGACCGGCGGCCAGCGGGAGCCAGGCCGAGGAGGTTAAGACGCTTCGTGACGGCGGGATGGCCTGGTGGGTCATCGGGCAGAAGCTCGGTCTGGCAGATCAGGCGAGCACGGCCAGCCATCCGGAGGCCAAGCGTGGTGCTGGTCGGGCACGCGCGCTGTATGCGGCGGCCAATCGGGGCGAGGTGCCCCGCAGCCACGCACCCCGTAAGGGGACCACCATCAAGCCGACCGGCCCCGGGCGCGGTGGCACGCTGACCAGCCGTAAAGAGCAACTCGTTCGAGAGGGCTACGTTATCCCTCGGGATCTGCCGGACGAGGAGGTCGAGGCCATGCTGTGCGGCCGAACTATCAGTTGGGCTATCGACCTCGCTCGCCTGACGGAAACCGACCCGGCTACCTGGGGCTCCGGCGACACGCGGTGGTGTAAGCAGGAGGCCGTCGTACATCCGGAGGACAAGTGGGTGTACGTCGGGGAAGAGGACAAGTACGGGAACCGGCTGGTTCGGTTCCGAGAGTATCTGGGTAGGGACAACCAGGGTAACCTGATGGCTGGCCCGACTCGCACGGTGCGCGTCGACGCCATCTACACCATCCGCTAGGGCGCAGGAGGAGAAGCCATGAAGCCCGGCAGCAAGTACCATCACCTCGTTCACGGGGTACGCAAGCTGAATCCCGGCGAGGTCTACATCGCCAGCTATCCCGCAGACTTCACGTGCAAGCCGGAGTCTTTCCAAAAGGTCGTGTACGACCTGGCAGCCACGAAGGGCGGGGGCTGGCAGGGCACTAGCACCATTGTCGGAGTGTCGGTCGTGTACGCGTTCTTCAAGCGTTCGGACTACATGCGGCCGAACCTACCCGCCTGCCCGGTCGTGGTGAAGATGCAGAGAGAGCGCTGAGAACAAGAGTCCAGCTCATCGACGGTGGTTGTGACCGCCGGTGGGCTAGGCTAGGGTTCTCATAGCTTCATTACTAGCCGGGAGGCCTGCAATGCGCATCGAAGCCCACATGTACGACCACCGGGGGACCCCGCGTATCGCGGCCGTGTTCTACGAAGACCCCGAGTCGGCTGCAATCCGGGCTAAGGAAGTCACCAACAGTCGTAGGTTCTACAAGAATGACGCCCTCCCGGCCTCCGCCACCGCAGGCGGGACGTTTGCGGCGCACTACCCGGCCAGCGTTGACAAGTGCCTCGAGATGCGGGAGGTGTGGGCTGACGCACTGAAGGTGCACCGCGATCTGGGTGACTGGTACCGGGCGGCCAGCGTAGAGCGGGCGGCACAGGTCGCCATCACGACACAGGCCGACGTAAAGCTCGAGCGGGTACCTGCGCTGTACCCCGAGCTGAACGCGTACCTGAAGGGCGACCAGCGGGTTACCGCGCACTGGATCGCCAATGCATACCGGGGTGGTGGTTTGCTGGCCGACGAGGTAGGCACCGGCAAGACCGTCGGCGTGGTGGCTGGCCTTATCGAGGCTGGCATCACCGGGCACACCCTTATCGTTTGTCCGCGCATCAGCGTGAAAGCGGTGTGGTACAAGGAGATCACCAAGCACACCGACATCCCGGTCTATGCCTGCCAGGGCAAGCGCAGTAAGCGGCAGGCTACGGTTTCGGCTTACTACGCTGACCCGAGCCCCTTCAAAGTCCTCGTTGTGGTTAGCGAAATGCTGCGCATCAAGGCGTTCCGTAGCCGTGGTCGTATCGAAGATTTCATCGGTTACGAGTACCCGGAACTATTCGAAACCGAATGGGACGCAGTGGTTGTGGATGAAAGCCACAAGCTCCTTGGCGCGATGGACGTGGTGCGGGCCACCCTCGCCGGGGAAGGGCTACGAGCCTTGCAGTACGCGCCCAACCGGCTCAAGCTGGCCGTGAGCGCTACTCCGTTCGGCAAGGGCGGTCGGGTTGAGGCCATGTTCGGTACGCTGCACTGGCTTTGGCCCGACGAGCACACCAGCCGGTGGGGATGGCTGGGTCGGTACTTCACCATCATCGAAGACCGGGTGTTCGTGAGGGGTGGTGGTGGCATGACCAAGACGGTGCGTAAGGTTGGCGGCCTCAAGAGTGGCATTACGGAGCAGGCGTTCTGGGACAGTCTCGGTCCGCGTGTGCTGCGGCGCACTATGGATGATGTCAGCCCGGCACACCGTGGGCTCAAGAACTACGTTACCGTCCCCTGCGAGATGGAGGAAATGCAGCTCAAGCAGTACCGGGCGTTCGCCGAAGATGGCGAGCTGGCCGTCGAGGGCGGCATCATCACGACAGTCGGAATGCTCGACTACCTGACCCGTAGTCGCCAGTTCGCAAACGGTGCCCTGCGCAAGGAGGGCGGCCGGGTGGTGTACACCGGCGAGTCCTGCAAGATCGACAAACTTATCGCGCACCTGGACAGGCTGGACCCGAACCGCAAGGCCGTTATCTCCAGCCAGTATAACGAGTTTCTGGACGCGGTCGAGAAGCGCCTCGGCAAGGAGGGGTACGGATATTACCGCCTCGATGGAAAGACGACCGAGGCCCGTCGCGAGGTCATCATGAACGCCTTCCAGGACAACGACCTGGTGTTGGATCGGGTCACCTGCCCAATCTGCCACGCGGGCCGAGGAAAGGTTCACGGCACGGTGTGCCTGGTTAAGCGCCCTCGCTTGTTCCTGCTGAACAGTCAGGCCGGTGGGGTCAGCATCACGCTTGACGCCGCCGAGGAGCTGCACCAGCTAGACCGCATGTACCCGCCGGAGGCCAACACGCAGCTCTACGGTCGTATCTTCCGTCGTGGTCGTGCGCATCAGGTGTTCCTGTACCTGTACGAGGCTATGGGCACCATCGATGAAGAGATCACTGCCAACACCGAAGAGGGCCACGAGGAACAGATGAAGGTTCTGGATGGCCGACGGGGTAAGGAATACGTCCGAGAGCTGGCGCAGTACCGCCCGGAGGGGGAGAAGTGAAGCAGACCACCGAACACCGGCACTACGTAATGGGGCTGTGGAAGGACATGCGGGAGGCCGTCTTGAAGTTTCGCCGGTTCGACGCCGAGTGGAACAAGCTCAACGACGCTTTCAATGCCAAGATCAAGGAAGAAAACACCGTGCGGCGGGCAACCGGCCGCGAGCTGCACTCCGCGCTCAGCATCGCCGAGCAGAAGGGCAACTGGCTGGATCTGTCGGATGCCCTCAACGCGGCTACCTGGTGGCGTGCCAAGGCCGATATGTTGGCCGGTGTGATAGCCGCCGAAAAGGCGGCCATGGAGATGGGTCACCGGGATACGGAGAGCACGCCATGGAACTAGGCATAGCGGCCGTCACGTTTGTGAGCCTGGTCGTGGGGTTGGCCTTCGGGCTGGCCCTCGGGCTGCGGCACGCCGAACCCAAACACCGCAACGCGCAACTTCACGAAGGGGAGTGGACCAGAGAAACCGTGGCTGGCGGCATGGTGCTCTGGAGCCGCAAGATGGCCGAAAAGCCTAAGGACTGCGACGAAGGGCACCGAGTATACGTGTGCACCATCTTCGACGACATGGACCACGTAGACGCCTGCGCCTGCGGGATGACGAGGGTGGGGGTGTACGGCTCGTGGTCTTGATGGCGTTTCTGGCGGGCCTGGTCGCGACGCCTGCGGCCGGTGTCGGGGTGATGCTGGGCCTGACATGGTGGCGCCGATTGCGGCGGGCACAGGGGCACACAGAGGGCTCGCTCACCGTGTTGCCCTTGCTCCCGCCCCCCGTTCCTCCGCAGGAAGCCCCGACCATGAACCGGGTGAGCTTTGCCAACCGCAAGACCCATCGGCAGGTACGCGGTCGTAGGGGGTAGTAATGGACAGCAAAAAGACCGAGAAAAGCGCCCAACCTCAGTAAGCGACTGGCATGATGGTCAGGTCGCAGGAAATTGCAAACCCGATCAAGGAGAAGACACAATGCCCGCACGTACCCGCCGCGCCGCCGCACCGGCCCCGGCCCCCGAGCCCGTCGTCGAGGCCACCGAGACCGAGGAGACCAACGCCAAGCGCGGACCGTCGGCCCTCAACATCGCCCACTGCAAGTGGATCGAAGACGAGTACGGCATCACCATCGACCCCGAGCACCTGTACCTCGCGCAGACCACGCGCCGGGAATTCCGCGACTCCCCCGCGTACGAGACCTTCCTGGAGGCGGAGGACGCCCGCAAGGAGGCGGCGGCCGAGGACAAGGCGAAGCGGGCGGCCGAGCGAGCGGCGGCGAAGCCCGTCGAGGCCGCCCCGACCGAGGAGGCGGCCCCGGCCGCGAAGCCGAGCCGTCGTCGGGCGAAGGCCGCCGCACCGACCGGTGCCGAGACCCCGGCCGAGGAGGTCTCGGTCGAGACCGCGAAGCCCGCGCGCCGTTCCCGCGCGAAGGCCGCCCCGGCGGTCGCGGAGGAGACCACCGAGGTCGCCGCAACCGCACCGGCCGCCGCCACTCCGGCGCGTCGGAGCCGCAAGAACCCCTTCTGATAGACCCCGCAGGGAGATCGCCGACCTAACCCCCGAGGTCTCCCTGCGGTTCGGCGAGGTAGCTCAATTGGTAGAGCGCCGAGGACCGGTCCTCAAATAGGCAACCGGGAGATGCCGGGTTCAAATCCCGCCCTCGCCACGCTTCGGGTCAAGAAGGAAAAGGTAGGCCACGTCCCCCACAGGCCATGTCCCGCCCCTCCCACCTTCTTGAGGTCGATAGCGGGGGCACCCACCGTCTGGTGCATTGGGCCAGCAGACCATTCCACGGACAGTGCGCAAGCTGACCGGTCTGCTGGCCCTCTCCTATTCGCTACGGGCATGGAGGAGAAGCTATGGCCGAGTATCGCAGTAATCAGGACTACCTCAGGCAAGCCGGAGCACGCTTTCGGGCAGCACGGCTCGGCCAGCAACAGCCCGTTATCGGTCCTCAGATGACCCCTACGCGCCATCAGGGCTTCCTCGGTGACCCGCTTACCGGTGGCCTGGTCACGGCCCGTACGGTGCCGTACGACGGGGAGAACGAACGCGAAACGCTACAGGACCCAAGGCGGGCAGCATGGCCTTCCCGCTGAGCTTCGTTGATGGGCGGGGTGTCATACTCCGCTACCGGTGGGAGGAGTATCCCCACAGGGTGGCTCGAGTGGCCAAACCGATCGAGTTTTCCTGGGGATGCGTGGATGACATTCCACCGCTCACCAGCGATAGCAATGTCATCATAGACATCGTGTGGTGCGGGCCGCCTGCACCCCTCCCGGCCCCTTTCACCGCAGACGAGTTTACAACGGGGGTGATGGCGTGGCTGCTATTCCGCTCATAAGGACCAGCGAGCGCGGGGACCTGAAGTCCTGTGAATTCTACTGGTGGCATCACTGGCAGAACGGGCTGACCGGCCGCACAGTGCCTACCTGGGCCTGGTTCGGTACCGCCATCCACAAAGCTCTCGAGGTGCGTTACCCCATCGGCCGCAAGCGCGGTGGCCTCCCAGACGTTCTCGACGCCTTCGTTGCTGCGGTAGGGGAGGAGACGGGGCGGGTGTGGGAAAAGGGTGGCGAACTTGACGACGATGAGGTGCATGACGGCAAGCTACTGGGCATCGAGATGCTGAAGGGTTACGTCAAGCATTGGGGCCTCGACACCCGCTGGCATGTGATCCATACTGAGCAGCCCTTCCAGATCGATGTACGCAACCCACGTACCGGCCGGTTGGTGGCGGTGTATTGCGGCACCTGGGACCTGTTCATCTGGGACGACAAGGACAAGGTGCATCGGCTAGTTGACCACAAGACTCGCGCGCAGTTCAAGAAGGACTGGAGCTTCTTCGACCTGAATGATCAGGCTGGCTCATATCAGTGGGTCGCGCCAGAAGTGTTGCGTCACATGGGGTTGCTCGGCAAAAACGAACACATCGACGGCATCGTGTTCAACATGCTGCGTAAGGCCATGCCGCAGCCAACCGCCGAGGATGGTATTCGGTACAACCTGCCGAAGCGTAAGCACTTCGAGGCGGCCATTGAGGCCGAGCGCCAGAGCATGCCGGGCAAGGTGCCGGGTTCAAGCTGGGTCGGGCCTGCGTTGACCGGTAAGGAAAGCCTCCCGATGCTGAAGGACATCGCCAGCAAGCTGGGGCTAGACGTCAAGGGAGACGCGCGAGCCGTGCAGCCGACGGCCCTCTTTGAGCGGTACACCACGCACCGGGGTATCGAGCAGCGTGTGAACCAAGGCAAGAAGGTGTTGGCCGAAGCGACCCGCATGGACCTAATACGCAGAGGTAAGCTACCTCTTCTGAAGCATCCGACCGAGGATTGCGTACGGTGCCGACTGTTTGACTTCTGCCAGCTCGACGAGATAGACCCGGCGCGGGCACAGGAGTACGCGGCAACCATGCTCATCAAGACTGACCCGTACGCGGACCACCGTGAGGCTATGCAGGAGAACGGCTACGTACTAAAGAAGGAGAAGAATGCCACCTAGAACTAGGCGGACCTCCCCACCCCCCTCTTCCGGCAGGCCGCAGGCCATCACCAGTCTCCAGTCGGGGCAACGGATCCCGCGTCGTAACTGGTGGATTCACGGAGAGAGCGGCATCGGTAAGACGGTGCTGGCTGGCACCGCGCCCCGTGCTCTGTTCCTGGTCACCGACGTGGAAGGTACCGAGAGCGCCAAGGAGTTCGGTAGTACGGCCGATGAATGGCCGGTGCATTCCTGGGAGGAGTTCGTGGAAGCCGTCGCGTGGGTAGTGCACCCGCAGGGCGGCATTCTGTCCTACGACTGGATCATCACGGACACCGTAGACGAAGTCGAGAAGCTGTGCTGGGCCGCGCAGCTCGTGAGCACCGATGTGAAACGAGCCAGCAAATACCAACCGAACAAAGCGGATTACCCGCTGGTGTGGGCCAAGGTCGAGGAACAGATCATGGCCCTCAACCGCAGCCCGGTCAACTGCCTGTATCTCAGTCATAGCATGCGCATCGACCGGGAGACCGACGACGGCGAGGACACGCAAACCCTTGCCATGCCTGCGATTGGTAGCCGCAAGCGTGGCGACCTGAGTACGTATCTGTGTGCTCAGATGACGCTGGTCGGGTACATGCGTAGGGTTGCCAACGAAGATG